ATGATTTTTATTACACAGAACGAAGTAGAAAACATCGTTATATCTATTTTCATGGAACTAAAAACGATAAAAAAATATTAAATTCAAAACTTTTATATAAATCTGAACCATATCCAAAAGGTGATACTAAAAGATATGACTCTGGTGGCAAAGTAGCAACTCAATCATTATTATTTTAAGGAAATTAATGGAAAATCCTAATAAAGTCGTGGAATTTTTACTTAAAAACGCTGGCAAATATGCAAAAGCTAAGTCGGAACGTATTTATATCGAAGAATTTAGAAAGTCTAAAAAAGCACTTTTAATGCAAATAGCACAGTTAAAAGGAGTTGAAACAATGGCAGCTCAAGAACGTGATGCTTATGCTAACTTGGAATATCAGGAGTTGCTAGAAGGATTAAGAACTGCTGTTGAGGTAGAAGAAAAGTTACGCTGGCAGTTAATTGCAGCACAAATGAAAATTGACATATGGCGATCACAAGAAGCATCCAATAGACAATTAGAAAGAGCTACATTATGAACCATCCATTCCAAATCCTGTTGCATTTAATTAAACAATATGAAATTGCTTGTAAAGAATTAGATTCAATACGAGCTTATGAAATTGCTGTAGATATAAGCGACATTGCTTTACAACTTGAACGATTTGCAGAGAATTTAGCTAATGAAGATCGATAACATTATGATTAATAAAGAATTATTGGATAAATTATTTGTATATTGTGATGGTAAACTTTATTATAAAAATCATAAATATAAAAAATTAATAGGAAAAAAAGTTGGAACTTTGAATTCTAATGGATATTTATATGCTCAAATAAATGGCAAACGATTTGCAAATCATAGGCTTATATTTTTAATGCATCATAATTATTTGCCACAATGTATAGATCATATTAATGGCAATAAATTAGATAATTCTATTGAAAATTTAAGAGAAGCAACTTATTCACAAAATGGTCAAAACGCAAAATTACGAAAAGATAATACTTCAGGTATTAAAAACATAAGTTGGAATAAAACTGTAAAAAAATGGAGAGTTCAAATAAAAATTGATGGCAAAAAAAAACATATTGGATTATTTGATAATTTAGAATTAGCAGAATTAGTTGCAATAGAAATAAGAAATAAATATTGTGGAGAATTCGCTAATCATGGTAACTAAATCAGAAAAGGAACATTATGGCAAAGTTGCAAGACTGGGATGTATATTGTGTAAATCCGTACTTGGCTACGATGATACACCATGCGAAATCCATCATATCAGACGGATGGGAGGAAAAAGAAAGCTCGCAAATGTCATTGGACTCTGCCCAGAACATCACAGAGGCAATAGTGGTGTTCACGGACTTGGGCGAAAAGGATTTGAAGCTCGCTATGGCATTGACGAGCAAACCTTACTTGAACGTACGGAAGAATTATTAAAATGCTGACATTTGCTTGGCCATATAAGGAGTTAAATCCTAATTCAAGTGCTCATTTACATGTAAAAGCTAAGAAAAAAGCAATTTACAAGACAGATTGTTACTGGCTAACTAAAATGGCAAATATACCTAAATCTGATTACAAAGAAATGCATATTATTTTTTATAAACCTAATCGCAGACACATGGACTTAGATAATATGTTAGCAAGCATGAAATCAGGTTTAGACGGTATGTGTGAAGCGTTGGAGATTGATGACAGATGTTTTAAAAAAATTACGATAGAAATAGCAGAAAATATTGGTGGAATGGTAAAAATTGATTTATACTAAGTTATCTCATGTTGAGATTTCTTTGCAAAGGAAAATAAAATGAAAGATTATGACGTTAAAGATATGTCCGATTCATCCAAGAAAATGAAGTATGAATCAACTAAGGAAAAAGATAAAGAAAGCAAAACAGGATTAAAAGATCCTGGTCATTTGCAACGTGCTGCCGATTATGCAGACGAGTGCCGTATTGGTACTAAGCCAATGATTGAACCTCCTGCTGGCCCAAAAGCCGAACCTGTGCGTGTAAACGGTGTGCCAATGCCTAAAGAAAAGAACATTTCTTCTGGTAACAGAGGCAGATAATGGCTACTAGAAAAACTCCATCATTGATGAAGTTAGCTAATGCCGAAGCGAAAGAAACTGCCGAACATATGCGTTGGCAAGCCGAAGACGATTTAAGAACACTTCAGCGAGCTAAAGAAATCGAGGCAAATCGCACTAGACTAGCTGCTGCTAAAAAGATAGCAGTTAGTCAAATCAAACAACTTGAAAAGATTAAAGGAAAATAATTATGGCTTATACAGGTGTAGCAGTCAGCGATCCAGTATTTGATACTTGTTTCGCAAATCAACAATTAGGTTATTCAACTGCTGCTGAAAGCACAGTAACTCAATTAACAAGCAAAGCAACTGCCGTAACTGCTAATACAAGCAATGTTCAAATCACTATGAATAATGCTGCTTTAGCTGCTGGAGCAATTGTTAGCTTTACATTAAACAATTCATTATTATCTGCAAGAGATGTGTTAATTGTGAACGTATCAGGTGGTATTGCAACTGCTGGTACTTATACTGCATTTGTATCTAATGTTGGTACAGGTGTAGCAACAATTAGCTTATACAATATTTCTGGTGGTTCATTATCAGAAGCAGTTAAATTGAACTTAGCAATTATTCACGGACAATAATCATGCCACTTACTAAATCTACGAGCAAGGAAGCGTTTAAAAAGAACGTGAAAGCAGAGATTAAAAGTGGCAAACCAGTTAAGCAGGCAGTAGCGATAGCTTATTCTGAGAAACGTGAAGCTGAAAAGAAAAAAGCTAAGAAAAAATGAAAACTGGTTTATACGAAAATATCCATCGTAAGCAAGAACGGATTAAGCGTGAGAAGGCAGAAGGAAAAACTGTTGAACGTATGCGAAAGCCTGGTTCAAAAGGTGCTCCAACTGCCAAAGCGTTTAAAGAATCAGCTAAAACGGCTAAGAAATGAAAAAGCACGATAAACCTATTCCACACAAGACAACTGGTAAAGGTAAGACGTACAATCCTACCGACAAAGGTGCTGGAATGACGGCTAAAGGTCGTGCTGAATATAATGCTAAGAATGGAAGTGATTTAAAGCCTCCTGCACCAAATCCAAAGACAAAGAAAGACGAAGGTCGTAAAAAGTCTTTTTGTGCTCGGATGGAAGGAGTTGTTAAAAACGCTAAAGGCCCAGCAGAACGAGCCAAAGCATCTTTAAAGAACTGGAAGTGTTAAATGCAAATACCATTTCATATCGATCAAATCAACGAAATATTAAAGTATCTTGATGACGTACCACACAAGTTTAGTCGTGGACTCGTTGACTACTTTAAAAACCATGTTGAAAATCATGTAAAACAAACTGAAGCAGAAAAAGCTGAAGCAGAAAATACAGAAGCAGCTCCAGTAGCAAGCAATATAGAAACACCAGCAAGCTAATGTTTGATGACCTAATGGAGTTCTACCTAACTTGGCTAGAAATGGCAAAAGTTGTACCTAGTAATCGCTTAGAAAGACAACATGGCGAAAAATTAGCACAACAATTACTTAACTTATCTGATAAGATACAAGCACAACTTGATAAAAATATCACAGAAGATGTGAAATAACTTAAGGAAACACAGTATTTTAAATAAGTCCTTGATTTTATTAATAAAAGGTTTAAACTATCAAAATCAACTTCCTTATAATAAAAGACTATGAATGTTCACGAACCAACTGACATAACAAGAGAGGTAGTGCAGACCTCAAGTGGTCTAGGACTGCCACAAGAACAGATATGTGCCTTGATAGGTATACTTGATGCCAAGACACTAAGAAAGCATTATGAAAAAGAACTAGCATTAGGTAAGGCAGAAGCAAGCTCTAAAATATCTAAGTCGTTATTTAACAAGGCATTACAAGGCGATACAACTGCAATGATCTGGTGGACTAAGGCACAAATGCGTTGGAGTGAAACAGTCAAGCAAGAACTCACAGGTGCAGATGGTGAGCCACTAACCATTCAACTATTACCTCAAGACGAAAACGCTTGAAACTCCATAGAAAACAAGTTGACGCTTTAAATGTCATCAATGGCGATTCTACCTATGCCATGTTATTTGGTGGCAGTAGATCAGGTAAGACTTTTCTATTAGTAAGACAAATTATTGTTAGAGCATTAAAAGCACCTAAATCACGTCATGCCATACTAAGGTTTAGATTTAATCAAGTGAAGAACTCGATTATCTATGACACATTCCCAAAGGTCATGGAGCTTGCTTTCCCAAATGTTCAATACAAAGTCAATAAGACTGACTGGTTTATTACTTTGCCAAATGGTTCTGAGATATGGTTTGGTGGACTCGATGATAAGGAACGGACTGAGAAGATTCTCGGTATGGAGTTTGTAACTATCTATTTGAACGAGTGCTCCCAGATACCATATCCATCTGTAGGCATAGCAATTACTCGTTTGGCACAGAAAGTTGAACAGGTTATTGAAGGCAAACCCAATACGTTACTCAAGCCTAGAATGTATTTTGACTGCAATCCTCCGAATAAAAACCATTGGACTTATTCATTATTCATTCAGCATAAGGATGTAGAAACCAAATTACCACTTAAAAATGAGCATGATTACTGTCATTTTCAGATTAATCCGTATGATAATAAGGAAAACTTATCGGATGGCTACTTAGAAACCTTGAACAATTTAAGTGCTAGACTTAGAAAAAGGTTCTTGGAAGGAGAGTTTGCCGATGCGAACCCAAATCAATTATTTAAAGAAGAAGATATTGACAAATGGCGAGTGGAAGACGAACGCTTACCTGACTTTGTGCGTGTGCTTGTCGGTGTTGATCCAAGTGGTTCTGGTGATACTGATAATGCAGATAACGATGCAATTGGAATCGTGGTCGGTGCTTTGGGTGTAGATGGTAACGCTTATTTACTAGAGGATTGTACGGTGAAAGCTGGGCCATCAACATGGGGTAAAGTCGTAGCATCTGCATTTGAACGTCATAAAGCTGATTTAGTATTAGCTGAATCTAACTTTGGTGGAGCAATGGTCGAACAAGTTATACAATCTGCTAGACCAAGAACACCATACAAAGCCGTAAGTGCATCAAGAGGCAAAGTAATTCGTGCAGAACCATTTGCACTTTTGTACGAACAAGGTAAAATTAGGCATTGTGGGCGATTTATTGATTTAGAAGATGAAATGGCTGGATTCTCGACACAAGGTTACATCGGTAATTCATCTCCGAACAGAATGGATGCTTGGATATGGGTATTGACAGAGTTGTTTCCAGGCATGGTGCGAGAACGTGTAGAAAAGAAATTACAACAACCAATAAGAAGACCTATGATGACTAGAAATGGTAATTATGGTGGTACTTGGATGTAGGAGAGAATATGGCAGATAGAGAAAAAGACATTATCGAACGAGCTCACGAAAACTTTAAGGCTTGTTTAGACTGGGAACAAACAACTCGTCAACG